AGTTCGACGGCGGTGCGAACGTGTGAGCGCCGACCAGGAGAACCTGTTGCTGCCGAAGGGGATAGGGCGCGAGCCCGCTCGATGGCCAACTGATCGTCGTAACCAGGCAGTTGAGCGGGAGCGAAAATGCCCTGGTTATCGGCATCAGTTGCCGAGTTGAAGGTCTGGGCCGCCACCAGTGGTGGGCTGCTCATCGAGCACCGCGAGATGAGTACAGATCACCAGTGGCGAATTGGCAGAAGGCATTGCTGCCCAACAGGAATGACAGGAGCGAAGCGAGTGTCAGTCCCGGGCTCAGCACCAGCAGAACCAGGCTGACGAGGAAGAAGAGCAGGTAGACATCGTCGGTGTAATGGGGGGTAGCGGGTCGAGAAGAAGCCAGGCAACGAGCGCAGCGAGTTGAATGGGTTCGGATCGAGCCGCGTAGGGGGGCTGCAACCACTGTTCTCACCTTCCAGGTTTAAGCTAAATCGCAGATTGCCTCCTTAGGCAACTTTCCTGATGGCGAACAGTGGGACACCTCTGTCGTTTTTGCCGACCACCTTGACGATCTGCCAGTGGGCGTTCTTGCCGGTTTCGGTGCGGTGGTGCGGCGGCCTGATCTGACTCGGCGGCAGCAAGCCCGGCCCGGCCGGTTGCCCGGTGGCCCCGCTCAGTTCGTGCATGTGCATCTGCTCACCGGTCACCGGGTGGTCAAAAGGCATGTTGCCCATCCCGGTCGGGGACTGTCTTCCGCCATATGCGGCCAGCAGTTGGTCGTAATGCAACTGCGCTCTACCCACCTCTTCGTCCGAGTCCGGGCTGGCGTTGCTCACCGTGTCCTGCACCATCCGGATGTGCGGCAGCAGGTCACGGTTCTTCGTCCTGATCTTGTCCAGTAGGTCTTTGTCAGCGGTGGGGTCGTTGTCCAGGTCCCGCTCATAGGTGCTGAACCGCTTGTGCTGCTGTTCCAATGCCTGATTCATCAGGTCCAGGTGCCCGACCACCCGGCTGCGCTGCACTTCGGCGCTGACATCGGCCCGGGTCTGGTGTTCTTCGCCCGCGCCTTCGGTTTGCTCGGCCTCGCCGCCGCCGTAGTTGGACGGCAGGTACGCCGAATAGGCTTCGCCTTGAATCTCGGCGACGATCGGTTCCATGCCGCGTATGTCGGCCTCGACGGTCATCAGATGCTGGGCGTTTTTCCGCTCCTGCTCATTCGCGATGGATGTTCTCTCATCCACGCCCTCAGTGGGGAACGCCTCCTCCAGCAACCGGTCCCGGGGCACGTCGTGGTAGAACGCCCAACTGGCCGGGTCATCGGACTGGGACGCGGCGTAGATGTCTTTCCACGCCTGACTGGCATCCGGCTTGCGCCCCTCCTGTGCCGCCAGGTCGGTGGCCACGTCGATCAGATGCCCGCGCAGCGCCACATTGTCCGGGTTTTCTACTTCGGACAACCGGCCCAGGTATTCGTCCATCGTGTGCTTCTCGGCAATGGTGCGATTGGCCAGGTCCGGGTTCTCATCGGCGGGCTGGTGAGCGGTCAGCCGCTGGTCGATCTCCGAACCGTGCCGTTCAACCGCCCGGTTCATCGCGTCCTGGAAGCCCTGCGTGTGGTACAGCCTCTTGAACCGCTCGCGGGCGGTGTCCATGTCGTTTTCGCCTTCTTCGCCGAAGACATGAACCATCCAGTTTGGCCGCCCGAAATTCTTCTCCCGATGCAACCGGGCCGCTTGCCTGGCTCGGTCGAAGTCATGGTTCATCTCCGGGGACATGCCGCCCTGCGCCAGATTGGTACCAGGGCCGGTGTGCCGAAGCTGCCCGGTGGTCGGGTCCACATCGGAACTGACCCGGGGCGGACCACCGTTGGGGCTGGTGTCGTTGTTGCGGCGCTCCTCATCCTCTGCCCGGGCATACGGGTTGTGCCGCCAGTTCTGGTAGAAAGCGACATCGCCCCTGATCTTGCCGGTGGGGTCCTGCGCGTCGATGTCGACCTCGGGCTCACCACCGGTAATGCCGTGCGGGCGGCGTTGCGCGGTGCCTGCGATGCGCGGATCGAAATAGCCCACCAGCGCGTCGGCGGTCTTGATGTGCCGTGGCTTGACGTAGCCGGTGTCCCGGTCCAGCTTGTCGCCCCACCGGGGCCAGGGGTCCCCGTTCTCGTCCTTGTCCTGGAAGCGGTCGTCTTCGGGCGGGGTGTAGCGCACCGTGTCGATGTAGAACGGGTACTGGCTTTTCAGTGCGGTCAGCGCGTATTCGTAGCCATCGGCGTTGAGTTCGAGTTTGTGTCCTTCCTTGCGGGACTCGTCACGGCGTACCCGGGCCGCCTTCACCGCTGTCTCGTGTGCCTGGCCGATCAGTTGCTCGTCGTTGCCAGCCTGGTTCAACAGGTGCGTTTCGTTCTCTTGGACCCATTGGTTGAACTTCCATTGCGGCACGTCTTCGCGCACCGTGACCTTGCCCGATGCCACCGCGTCCAGCAGCTTGCCGTACCGCTTGCTCATCCCGAGTGCGATGTCACCGAAGCGCTTGTGGTGCTGGAAGTCCGGGTTGAACGTGACCTCGTAGGTGCCCTGTCGTGAGGTGACCGTGAAACCTTTGCCGCCGCTGATGGACGCCGCGTAGATGTCTTCGGTGGTGGGTCCTCCCGTGCTGCGGGTGCGGATGTAGGACCCGCCCCGCATTCTGGTCAGCCCGTTGAGCCGGAACGGCAGATAGTGATCATCGCCGTAGCCGTGCGCCTCGGCGAGCACTCTGTTGCGTTTGTCCAGGATGTAGCCGTGTGATGGCGCGGTGTAGCCACTGGCCAGGTTGAGTTGGTGTATCTGCGTGCTGGGGATGGTGCGGCTGATCCGGCCCACCAGCGCGTCGTGGTACTGCTGCGCACTCATCGACCCGCGTTTGGGCAGGTCCACCGGGTCGCGTTCCACGCCCCGGTACTGGTAGGCGACCTTGCGTGAATGTGGCCCGAGTACCTTCTCCGCCTCGGGGCCGTAGTCGCCTACCAGTCTGCCCACCGCAGCAGCTATCTGTGCCTTCGGGTGGTTGAAGGCCATGTCGGACAAAGCCTGTGAGGCGTTGCTGATGGTGCGGAACGCCCGTCCTGTGTCGTTGCCGTAGTGAGCGTGACCTTCGTCGTCCCAGTTGCGCTTGAAGGCGTTGGCCGCTGCCTGGCCACGGTCACCCAGTTGCCCGGCGCGTTGCGGGCTCATGCCCAGCGCGTGCCCCGCGTTGAACAGGTTGGGGCCGAAGCGCAGGTGCTCGTCATCGGTATCCACACCCAGCCCGCGTGGTCCGCCGATCAGCTTCTCGCCGCGCCTGCGTTCCGGTAGCTCGCCCGCGTCCATGTCCACGGTGCGCACCTCGCCGGTCCGTTCGTGGCGCAACTGCCAGCGCACCTTCTGCTTGGCACCCTCCTGGTGCCGGGAAAACGAGGACCCGATCGCATTGCCCAACGCGGTCAGTTGCGCGGTAGACAACTCTTTCGCCTGGCTGTACTGCCCGGCACCGAGCGCCACCCAGCGCCCACCCGTGCCGTGCCGCACCCGGTGTTCGCGCTCGTAGGCGGTTTCTTTGCCGAATTCCCGCGCCGCCTGCACCGTGATGTCCACGTATGCCTTGACGATGGCTTTGGCCAACTGGCTGTGCGTGGCCTTGTGCAGCCGGTTGAGGAAGTCCTGGATTTCTTTACGGTGATTCTCGATCTCGAACGCGCTGATGTTCTGGATCGCGAACAGCAGCTTGGCCTTGTAGGCATCGCCTTCTTGCGGGTCGTCCCACCACCGCATCACGTCCGCGTGCGCACGCCTGGCCCTGCCCAGATGGAACTTGGGGTTGTCTTTCGGGTTGACACCGAAATGGTGATGGTCCAGCTTGATCGCATTCGCCATGGCTCACCGCTTGTGTCGGAAGTTTCCGGTGGTGGACCCCTGCCCCGGGCCTTGCCGGTTGGGGCTGTTGCGGGCGCGCTGTGCCTCCCGGTATGCCTGCATTTGTTGCAGCATGGTCATCTTGTGCGCCTCGGCCGACTGCGACGCCTGCGCCGAGGAATGTCGCAGGTTCTGCAACTGCACCCGGGACTGGAGCTTGGCCTCATTGGCGCTGCGCTGCTCCTGGGCGTCAGCGCGGGCCTGGCCACGCTCGGCGTGGTCCATCTGCTGCATCTGGGCAGCCATGGATTGTTGGCCCTGATCTAGCTGCTGAGCACCTTGCGCGGCAGCCATGTCGCCCTGCTGCTGGCCCTGATCCAGTGCCTGCTGCTGGCCCTGTAGCTGCATCTGCTGCTGTGCGATCTGCATGGCCTGGTCCTGGTTCTGCTGCTGGATGCGCTCTGCCTCCACCTCGGGGCTGACCGGGGGCAGCTTGGCCGTGTCCCGCAGGAATGCTTCCAGGTCCTGGTCCGGGAAGAACGTCATCCCGGCCGCCGTCATCTGGTTGATGAACTGCCCCAACTGGGTCAGATCGGGCGGGTCCACATCGGTGGGCACAAGCTCGGGCAAATGGTCGATGTTCCAGCCGTTGAGCGCGAACAGGCGGGGTATCTCCTGCCGGTTGAACACGGCAGCGACGGATTTGATGATCGAGTTGAGCGCGGCCCGGAAGATGCCAGTCTTGTCCACGTGAAGTGCATAGCTGCCCGTGTCCTGGTGGCCAACCATGATGAAATCTGCCAGTACCGTCATCAGGATGCGCTGCTCATAGCGGTTGATGATGGTGTTGGTATCGAACTGGCGCGCTCCGCCACTGGTCATCAACTCGAATTTGTACAGCGGCTGCTTGGTGTCCTCGTCAAAGGCGAGCGGCATGAGGACGCCCTCTTGTTCATCCCGCCGGACACTGCGGACCATCTTCCGGAACGACTCAACGATCTTCCCCTGCGGGCTATCGCGCGGCGCGTTCATGTAATCGGCTGGCAGCCACGCGACTGGCAGGCCCGCGAGGTCGCGCTCAATGCCTATGCCCTCGAACTCTTCGAGGCGCTTCTTGAAGTACCACGACCGATAGGCGTTGCGCAGGATCGAGCGGCCCTCTGGATTGTTCTTCGCGGGGACGGTCCGGAACAGCAGGCTCTTTGACCGTGGGATGACAGTGCGCTGGTACAGCGGTGGGGCCAGTTGCACCATGGCCACGGTCTCCCCGGCCGCGTCGAAGACCCATTGCAGCCAGGTCTCCTGAGCCCGGATCGGAATCTTGCGCCAGCCGATCAGCCCGTCCGAGAAGTTACTGTTCAGTTCAGGGTTACGGTTGGTGCCCGCCCGCTTCTTGTAGACCACCTCGTGCCAACTCCAGCCGTAGACCAGGCAGGAGAGCACCTCGGAGATCATGTCGTCCCAGGTATGGGACATGTCCTCCATGCAGCCTTCCAGGAACTGGGCAGCCTGCTGGTCCGCTGGGGCGCTGCTGGCAGCCTGCACGTGCCATTCCACGGCCCGGATCAGCATGTCGATGCTGAACAGCAGCGCGCCCACCATGGCGTCGTTCTCGGCCATCTCCTTGAAAATCTGGACCGCCTTCCGCCCACGCAGTGCAGGGAGGAACTCCTCGTCCACATAGCCGGACCAGCGGCGCAGGCCGGTGACGCCCAGTTCGAGGTAAGGGCTGGTGCGCTGCGGCACGTCCTCCATGCCGAGGATGGCTGCGCCCGGGACGTTGCCCGTGCCCGGCGGCCGGTCACCCCAGAAGGTCGACATCGGGTCGCTCATGCGGCCATCGTCGCACCGAACGTCTCAGCATCACCCTCACGAGACCTTGCTAGTCGATATGAGTGTGTGTTAGAGTGTGTGGCAGTACCGCGTACCAGTGGTGGATTCACTGCGGGCTAGTAGGCCAATCCGTTTCTGCTCCTTCGGGGCACACGGGGCCGAACGACCAGTGTCAGGGCCATCTGATGTGGCGGCTACTGGTAGCCAGTCAGGTGCGGCCTGATGAAGTCGGTTCGACTCCGACGCTGGCACGACCCAAAGGAAAGGAGGCAAAGTGTTCATTTTGGACCTAGTGATGGTCGCAATAGGAGCGCTGATGGAAGACGAGGAGGAACGAGACGAAGTCGAGAAGCAGGAGCGCGAGACCGATCGGAGACGTGCCGAAGACGAGCGCCTACGAGACTTCCTGATCAAGCAACGTCAGGACGACATCTCGGAGCGAAACGCCAAGGGACGCCCGAACGGGACGCCGAAGCGGATCGTTCTTCGCCATTCGGACAAACCTCGACCTGAGATCGAGCTACCCCCGTTGCAACGAGAGCCAGGATCAGAGATCAGATCACGAAGCCGGAAGCCCCGCAAATAGCGGGGCTTTTCCTTTGTTGACAGTGTGCATCCGAGTGTGTATGGTTAGGACATCGCAGCGGGCGACCCTCTTCGGAGGGGCTGGACCCCAGGCAGAGACTTGGGCGAGTAGAGGCTGTGATAACCGTACAAACTGGGTCATTTAGAGGCCCGACAACTAGAGAGGTTCGAGGGCGGTCTATCCCGCCCGAACGAACGACTATCGAACGACTGTGGCCTACGGCCCAGGCCGGGAACGCGGTATCAAGTCTGAGAGGCCCCCGGCAAACCTCCCCCACAGGCTGACGGTGGACCAGGGACCCACACACAGAGCGTTTCGGGGCTGCCCCCCGATGGACCGCCCACGGGAAACCGTGGACCGGGATCAGACGCTCCGCAACAGCCCGCCGGAGCTACCAGAGCCATATCTGGGAACCAGAGACCCACGCGCGGGCTATCGACGACGTGGGTCTTTGCTATGTGTAGCATAGTGTGGTAGACTGTCAGGACCTGCAACAGCAGGTGCCGCGCGACACGAATGAAGAAGCAGCAAACATGCATCGCTCCAGTAATCCGTGTTCCGGGGCCGACAGAAAGGAGAAGTGATGGGCACAGTCCATCAAATGGCAGACCACTGCGAACCAGACCGGTTCGGGACCGCAGTCGATGCCGTCATCAGTAAGTTGGAAGGTTTGAAGGAGCACGTTGATCGTGAAGCTCGCGAGTCGGTCGCCCGACACGCGGCCCAGCAGTCCAAACTCCTGAAGAACGCTAATCAGCGTCACAACCGTCTGGCTCACAAAGTGAACGGCATCGACCAGCGGTTGCGAGCCCTCGAATCACAGAAGGACTGCTAGGAGACAGACTCCCAGCACTGGGGCCGTCCGGAAGGGCGGCCCCTTCCTTTTTGTCCAACAGCACATTGTGTTACAATGTGTGATAGTCACCAACCAACAGTTAGGAGAACTGAGATGGCGACTACTGCATTCACCCTCAAAATCGAGGGATGCACCGAGGACGAGGCGATCAAATTCATCTCATGGTTCATGAGCTTGATCGACCCCGATTCAGGCATCACCCTCGACTATCGGATGATCGACAGCGATCAGCGGTCCCTCTGGGTAATCGAGGTTCCTGTTGCCCCCGGTCACGGCATGGACGAGATCAGGGTTGGACCTTTCATCAGCAGTCAGGAGGCTCGCAAATGGGCCACCGAGACCTACGGTGACAAAGGCGATCTGATGAGCGTCATTCCGTTATACCGGCCAGATTGGACCCCGGCCCCAAAGACAACCGCCTGATCGAAAGACTGAGCCCCTGTCTCAAACTGAGACAGGGGCTTTGTCATGCTCAGACATCGAAGAAGCTCAGGGTGGTGTCTTTGCCGCCTTTCACCTCACCGTGGTGTATACCTATGCCATGTGGCTTTCCGTGCCCAGCTATCCCGGCTACTACGCCGACGAGGAAGGGTCCATCAAAGGCCCCAAGAGCGTCCGCAAGACGCACGTCAACAAGCGAAACTACGAGGTGGTCAACATCTGGACCGGCCACTACAGCGGCAATGTCAGGGTGCACCAGATGGTCTGCGAGGCGTTCTACGGGCCGAAGCCACCAGGACATGAAGTCCGCCATCTCAACGGTGACACGCTGGACAACCGCGCCATCAACCTGGCCTGGGGCACCAAGTCAGAGAACATGCTGGACAAGGTTGCTCACGGCAACCATCACGAGGTGAACCGAACGCATTGTCCGTACGGTCATGAGTACACGCCAGAGAACACGGCTTACTGGGACAAGGGAACACGCAAACGCAAATGCCGTGAGTGTAACCGGCTCAAATGCCGTGAGAAGTATGCTAAACGTCAAAGAAGGAAAGAGTAGTTTCTTTCCCAGATCGGACTTCGCCGTCAGGACGCCACGGCATCTTCAGTCCGGACGGTTTCTGTTGTTCGGCGGCGGCTTCAGCCAGGTCCTGACGCACCGCGCCGTTGACAATCGTGTCAATGCCCATCATCCCGGCCACGATCTTGGACGGCAGGTCGTCGCGCGGGATCACCACCGGCCCGACAATCTTCTTCCGCTTGGCCAGGTGCCAGGCCAGCGCGAACGAGCAGACCGTGTCCGGCAGGTGGCTGGCGTAGTACTCGCGGTGCAGGTACATGTCTTCGACGGTGGCGTATTTGTGCTCGGTGTAGG